GGCAATCTACTTGCTGAAAAAGATACTCCCCCTATCGAAACTTGCAACCTGGATAAGAAATTAAATCGCAGACAAAGAATATTCATTTGGACTGCTGTCAATAATCCTAGACTATCTTTAATTGAGTCGGCAGCGAAAGCTGGCTATAAGGATCCACGACAAGCTGCAAACAAACTCATGAGCAATCCTCTGATTAGATCCGAATACAACTACCTTATGAATGAAGTTAAGAAAAAGTATGAACTAAATTATGATCGTGCCGTACAAGACCTTTATGACATTCGGGACAAAGCTTTAGAGGCTGGTTCATTTAACGCTGCAATCTCTGCTCAGAATAGTTTATTAAGAGTCGGGGGTCTGATTGTAGATCGTAAGGAAGTAATGTTTGGAAAAATAGATCAGATGAGTAGAGAAGAAGTCGAAAATCGCCTAGAAAGTCTGCTTGGCCAGACAATAGAAGCACAAGTTATTCAAGATAACGCTTTAGAAAATAATAATGTGAGTGATTTAGAAAGTGAAGTAGAGCAATAAAAGGGGAGAAAAAGACAAGTATCGCTCTACTTCGTTTTGTATTTTAACTGCTAATTACACCTCTTGTCTAACCCAAATAGTAGTCAATTAAGAAAGCTATTCCGATTAATGTAAGCAATACAATTTCCCAACCTACCATTAATGGCTTATTAGGGCTTTGATTTTGTTCATTTGGAAAACTAATTTAAGCTTATCCAAGTCTTTTGCTGTATGACCGCCAACATTCCATTCAGTCATATCTTCAACTTCACGACCTTCTTCACCTAAATAGTTCTTACCGTTTTTCCAATTGTAAATGTGTAGATAAGTTCCGTCTTGAAACTCAATCTCCCATTCGACATCAGTCTTACCGTCTGAAGATGATAAGTCTATTATCTGTGGTTCTCCAAAAGCATCAATCAACTCTTGATAAGAACATTTAACGTAGCCAATTAAACTTGATCCAAAAATCGCATTTTGATTGACTCCCTCGTTATGTGTTACATACATATATGGCTTCATATTACCTCCTCTGTTTCTAATATTATACCAATCCACTTTACATTCCTCATGCTTTTTAAAGCTTGAGAAAGCAAACTGAAATCTTCTTGATTATTAACTGAAATCCAAACTATTGGTTTATTACCTAACTTGGCTTTTCTTGGATTCAGATCGCTTTGTATCGTTCTCAGATACTCTATCGCATCTTGTACTTGTTTAAGTTTTAAGTTCTGCATTAGCGATATACCATTCTCCTTAGATCATCTAAAAATTGATTATCTAAATCGTTAACTAATTTTTCTAAATCTTCTAAGTGATCCTTTAAATGACACAAGTCGCAATAAAAATCTCCGTCAAAAATCATATTACCGCTCATGCCGTATTTATCACAACTATCACAATGTAAATACTCAGGGCAGTACTCGTGGAAATCTTCATAAAACTTTTCTGTGAGACCTTCTTCATCTTCGTAGTCAGCTTCCCATTCGTCTTTCCAAAAATCATTTTTCAGATCAATTGCCATTGTTTCTGCTGTCGTAGTGCAACCAATCAAATCATTTTTCTCTAAATAATCTATTAAGTAAGATAAATCATGGCTAAGTTCTTTTAATTTTGTACTCATGCTACCTCTTTAATTAATTTGCTAAATTCTTTGTCTCTTTCTTCTTCGGTACGGAACCATTCTACATATTCGATAGACCCAAAATCATCTTCTTCATCAAATATCTCTAGAAGATAAATACCAAATGGCATACCTTCGTTGTCCTTCCAAACTTTTTCAGGATAGTCATTTTTTCTGTAATATCTATCAAGTTCTTCGGTTTCCCAATGTACTTTTACGTATTTGTGTTTCATGCTTTCTCCTCTTGTGAAAAATAATCTTGGTTATCTGATCCTATGCTTTGGTACTTATCGGGATTATTACTTGCGTTATAAGGCAAAGAATCTCTAGGATCGTATTGCTCAAAATCAAAATCACCATAAATCGGATCATTCATATCTTCGTGCAATAGATCACTTGCTTTATGTTCTGCTTCTGAAATATCTTTGGCTTCTACTTCGTAATAGCCAACATACTCTGCCCTTACTCTAATGTAATATTTTCTTGTGGCTTTCATTATTTCTCCTCCGTAGGAATTTGATCTAGGTTTTCGGTAAGACCTACTTGTATGCAAATAGTCTTGAGAGCATAACCATTTTCATCTTCAAACCCATGCTTTACTAGTAAAGGTTTTAAGATTTGGTTGGTAGAACACTTCTTTTGAAAAGCAATTTTCTTTGCCTTCTCATAAAGTTTCTGTTCATTCATTTTATTTCTCCTCTATTGCTTTGTAATCTGTCTTTCTTGTAATAAACATTTCTGCTTGGTACTTGTGGTTGAAATCAGCTACGGTTTTTCTCGTGGCAACATCAACTACCACATAAGATTTATTGATGTCATCTCCCTTTTTTCTTATAACTTCAACTATATTGAACATATCTCCTCCTATTCTTGTTTGTTAATAAAATCTTCAATGTAATCAAGAGTTTCATTAGGCGTTGCTCTATCCCAAAAAATTCTCGCTTTGTCCCATTCGTCAGACGACATAATATCTTCACAACAATCAAACATTTTGTTGGTTAGATAGCATTCATCTTTTTCGCCACACCACCAATCGTCATATTGTTTTTCGCTTTGTTCGTCTGATAAATTTCTAGTATCAATAATTTGGATTATTGATCTTATTTCTTTTCTCAATAGACTTTTATTACTGCTCATTAGTCTAATTCTCCATTAACAAATTTTTCTCCAAAAAACTTAATGGCTTGATCTCTTTGGTCATCATATCTTTGTAAATCTTTTTGATAACTTTCCAAATAAAAATCTTCGCATTCTTCCCAATCTATTTGGTTTAATTTGTTGGCTTGTTCGTTTATCCAAGCTTGTCTGTTAAATTCTTTAATAAAGCTGTAACCGTATTTAACTTCAAAGCTTGAGTTCAGAAAAGCTAATTGAGTTCTAACTTCTTCAAGTTTTTTATCAATTTCTTTCTGTTTGTTGGCTAAAGAAAATCTTAGTTCTGTTCCTAAAACCTTCCTTTCAAAGTCCCATTGAAACTCAACTAAGCATTTCAAATGGTCGTTATAAAAAGTGAGTTTTGCTTCCTTCTCACATAGTTCTTGTATTAAGTTTTTCATATATTCTCCGTAAATGAATGATTACTATCTGTATATTATAGACACTATTCATGAGATTACAATAAGTAACTATAAAAAATAATAAAAAATATTCAGTCGTTGCTATCAGAAAAGGAAATCGCATTACCCCTCTCGTTTGGTCGCTTACTATAAAAAAAAGCAGTTTTTCCCAACTGAATAGGATCAACAAAGTCGGCTCACATGTCGGGACTGCTGTTGGGACTTGTCGGGCGTGGTTTCTGGAGTTAATTAACACAATTATATCACACCAGGTTGGATCTCCAGGTCTTGATCCATCAGATCAACTTCTCTGGATCAATTTGGTTGCAAAAAAAATAGTTGACAAATAGTAAACTAGCTGACATAATGGATTCATAAATTAAGCGGAGAAAAAATGATTAGATTTACTATTAATTGTCCTGACAGATTATCTGCCGAAGTTTTTCGAAAAGTTTTAGAAGAAAGTTTGACTAAAAACTTTTTAAAAGAACTGCAAATATTTGAAACATTTGTAGAAGAAGAAGGACTTTTAGGCAGAGATTTTTTAACTGAAAAAGCTGATATGCCAATTCAAGATTAAAGTCGGGAGCAGTCGGGGGGAGCTTTTGCTCCCCTTTTTTTTATCTTTTAAATATCTAAAGTACACAATAAGGATCACACGCAGTTCTAGCTGCCCAGGCTGACATTACCGCCAGAATCAATACGCATTTGCTCTGTAATATGTTGACAAATAGTAACCAATTAGGTATTATAAAAGCTCACTAATAAACGGAGAAAAAGATATGAGTGAAAAACTTAAATATGAAAAAAATAAGTACGGTCATTACCGTATTTTTATAGACGGTCTGGAGTTTAATTCATTACGCCAAGCCAAAGTCCACATTAAAAATAAAAGGGCGAGAGCCAGGAGGCGTTTGAATGGCTGAAAAATTAACAGATTGTGAAATAAGACTACGAGAAATGGTTGACGGTTATGCTGATGATTGTTCAAGCGGAAGAATGCAATTTTCTGAACCAGAAGAAAAAAACTATTATGAGCCTTACAGTTGGGAATATGTAATTGACCAATGGAATAATGTAACTGGAGTTATAATTTTACTTGCTGGGGGTGGGCCAGTTATTTGGCTAAACACCAGAGAGCAAGTTGTCGAAGGTTATTGGGGATGTGATAGTTACAAAAAGCCAATATATGAATTTGAATATGTTATAGATTATTTTGCAGAGCGATATAATAATTTGACTGATAACATTAAAAGAGCAATTTAATGGAGGTCATGCTTATTACTCTAATCGTTCTGGTTGTAATCGTTGATTATTGGTTAGGTTAGTCGGAGTCGGAATAATCGGGGCAGTTTTCGGACTGCCCTTTTTTTATTTGGATCAGAATATAAACACACAAAAACAATAGACCAGGTGGTTCCAGAAAATGGTTCTCGATTTGGATGACAAAAGTGGTTTTTTACAAATAGTAACATGTATGTTATAATTAAATCTTAACGGAGAAACATTATGAAACTATTAAAAGAAGCCAAAGCTAACTTGACTGACGAACTTATAGACGTTGTTCTTAAATCAGAAACTGATGATAAAGAATATGATGTTGGTTATTACTTTGGAGTAAAGTCAGTAATCCAA